ACCTGTGGTAAAATCTGAGCAAAAGCCACCCACATCTGGCTCGTATCAATGAGCGGTGACAATGCTGCGAATACTGCAAAAGTCCAAGGCTATGCGCTCTGCCTTCCGACAAAGCGCATGGGGCGACCAAGAACATCTCCGATAATGCTTCTGCTGTGTCACGATATTGCCGAAGCAAGGCGCTTGCCACCGCCCCACATCTAACCCCTACCATGTAGTCCACCTCTCCCACTCCTCCACACCCAAGCACACGAAAAAGCCGCCATGCGCACAGCAAGAGAGCCAATGCGCACGGCGGCTAAATGATGGACTGCCCTAAAATGATGTAGGGGTGGGCTTGGGAGAGAGGGATTACTCTACCACAATGCAACTTTACCAGCTGCACCCATATCTAAAAAAGCAGGAATATTCATAGCTTTGAAGATACGAGCCATGGTACTAAATGTTATACCGTGACCACGCTCTAATCTTGAAATTTGCGATTTCTGCACACCTATCTTTTCACCAAGTTGTTCTTGTGTAAGATTATTAGCCTTTCGTGCTTGTTTAATCGCTTCCCCCATTTTGTATTCCTGGTATGCTTCCTCTACTTTTTTTTCGAAAGCATCTCTCTTTGGCGTACCAATTTTGCCAAAGAACTCATCTTGCATTTCATCAAATGATTTCAACTTCAGATCTTCCATATTACTTTCCTTTCTTTTGTTTCTTGTTATTAAAGTAGATTTCCTTCAATTTTTCAGCTTTTGCTATTTCTTTTGAAGGAGTTTTTTGAGTTTTCTTTATAATGCCGTGCGTTGCAACAATCAGCGTATCGGATTCTGTATCCCAAAAGGCAAATAAGCGATATGCTATTTTTTGATACAACGTTCGAAATTCCCATATACCATCTGAGTTTTCCAATTTTTTGAATAACTCATTGTTTATTTCGCCATATAATACGCGACGTATATTATAATAGATTTTTTCTCTTGCACTATCAGGAATTGATTTTAGAAGCTCCTGAGCATCAATGGCAAAAGCTATTTTGAATTTTGGTTCAGCCATAATGGATTGTTTATAGTTGCAAAGTTATGAAAAGTAGATAATATAGGAAACAAATTGGGGAGTTTTTTATCTCACCCCACCCAAATAAATACCGCCATAAAAATCATGCTGCGGGAACTTTTCGCACCCAATATACAACGTATCAAAAGCATCCGTGCCATCGGTACGATGCTGCAAAAGGTCCTCCTCCGATTCAGGATTTTTCTCTGTGGACTTATTCTTGCTGAAGCCATTTCGACCACGTTTCACGCCAGCCGATTGCACCGCAAGAATAAGATCATCATTGTTCTGGCGGTTGAAATAAGGCATCAGGCGTTGCTTGCCTGAAAATCCTTGGTTGATGAGCAAATACTTCTCATCATGGCGCATGGGGTTGCCAAGATACACATCTTGCACACTCCAGCCATGACGTTCAAACTCATGCACAACTACCCAGTGAAAGTCTTGGTCATTCACGGCATAGTTAGAGCCAAGAGCGGTGGCATCATAGTAATAGATGACACTGTGGTTGGCATGAGGCGCATAGTAGGTGCAGAAGTCTGCAATGAGCGCAGGGATTTTGCGCTCAAATTTTACGTAAAAAGATTTGAGTACATTTAGACGGTTGCCGCGAGGCTGACCGCACACAATCCAGTTGATATTGGCATTGTAGTCCATGCCAATACAGAGCGGAGCCATTGGGTCGAGATCCGCATCAGTGCGACAGTCAAGAGACGAGTGAAGCGAGGAAAAGTTGCTCAGCGAGCGTATGGAATACCGCTCCTGCTGTGCCTCTTCAATAATGCGGTCATAACCCAAACTATCCAAGTACCCAAAATCCGAAGCATCGTACTTGTGCCACTCCTGCATAGAAGAGTAAAAGCCATCGTGCGAAATGCCAATCTTTTGGCAGAGAATAGAAGTTTGGAAAGTTTTAGGCGTCAAGTCGCGCTTCATCTGACGAATATACTCCTCCCCGAGCAACTGCAAGTTCTCGAGGGTGGAGTATTCTTTGTAGTAGACCGCTACCGAGCGCATCTTATTCAACGATTGATCCAGCCATTTTAGGTATGAGGGCAAGTAGCTTGGCACAGCTTGATGAGCCGCTTTCAAATCAGCAATTCGCTGTTTGGTTTGCCAAATCTTATAGATTGTACCTTTGATGGTATCAATCAACTCCGTGTCCATCTTCTGCTCATAGTGCAGAAACCACGAACCCTTCGTGGTTTGTGGCATATCACTCAAAACCATCATCGAATGGTTGAACGAGTGATGCCCGAAGTAAGAACGAATGCCGCCATTGGCAGGGAGCGTTTCATCTTTCAGCTTGTCATAATCAATAAACTTTGCTTCATCAATGAGGAGCCAAGAAAGCGTCAGCGAGTTAGACGAGCCTGGGCGGTCTTGGCTAATGATAATGGCGACAGAGCCATTATAGAAAGTCACCACATGCTCATAATCCGCAGGTTCCGTGATAGGCTTGGCAAACGACCGAGGCGGTTTGCGTCCCACCACATAATGCACACCTTTGATGTAGCCCCACCTTTTCCAAGCAGCAAACAGACCGGGCAAAGTGTTCGTTAATCCATGCTTGAAAGTCGGCACGACAATTCCTCCCGTGCTTCCCGGCATACGCTGCATATTACGCAGCACAAAAGGCGAGGCGATAGAATCCGTCTTGCCCGTGCGTCGCCCAGCCACAATCACCGTAGTTTTGGCGCCAATGTATTGCGTCAAAAGCTGAGGTTTGTTGAAGTACACGCGGTTGGCGTGTGCCTTGCTTTCTTCGTCCCATAATGACGTATCCACACTATTCTTCTCCTTGTCCATCATCTTCCTCCTTAAAAATTTCGTCCAACGGCAAATCCGCTTCTTCATATTCCACATTCTCCGTATCGGGGTGCGTATCGCTTAACTCACGGGTGAGTTTGCGAATACGCTCATCAATATTCGGCACAGGATTGATGCCCACCACACGCGGGTCGGTGGTGGGAAAGAAAGGCTGCACCACAATCATGTGGTACGGCACACTCTGCTCGTCCTCAATGTCAATGCGGTTAAATTTGGCATAGCTCGTAGCCGCCTTCTCCATCGTCTTTGTGTCCTTGCGTTTCTTCGCCATCTGATACGTTTCAAGGATCATCTCATTATAGCGCCATCGATGAAAATCACGTGAAGCCTCGCCCATATTGGGCAGAATGGCTTTCACTATTTTCAAGTCCGCATACGCAGTAACGAGCGAGAGCCCGTAACGGGTTCGCTCCTCGTCCACAAATTGGCGGTCCTTCGCATCAGGATTGGCAATAGACCAAGTGACCATGTCGCGCAATCGAAGCAGGTGCTCCACCTGCGATTGCGCATATTTCTGCAAAAGTTCCTCTTTGGCAGTATAGAGGTCAGCTTTAGCTGCCTCTACAATGTTCGGTAAGCTCATAGTTATTCATCATCCTCCATGTCCAACAAATTGTTACGTGTGTTCTCGAGCGCAAGCGGAGAACCCACATAAGCCAACTGCATCTCCTGATGCAGCAGTTTCACGCGCGAAGCCGCTTTACCCCGATGGTATCGTTTCGATACCTCCGAGTTTCGGTCTGCAATATCCTCGCGAAGCTGGGTTGCTGATATGCCGAGAATGACCGCCATATCAGATATTTTAAGATAGATGGAAGCATATTGTTCTATTTGGGTAAGTTGTTCTTCGGTATAATTCATTACTTTTGTGCAAAATTTGATTTATGAAATACATATTACCAATTATCTTTTTTGTTTCCTGCTTAACCTCCTGCAATCAAGATAGGATTAAAGAACTTGAAGCTAAAAATAGTGAGCTCGAATCCCAAAATGATGAACTTCAAAATGAACTAGACGAAGCTCAATCTAAAATTGAAGATTACGAATCTAAGTTTGACAATATCCAATCACTTGCTTCAGATGGTCATGATGCCATAAGCTATTTCAATTGGAGTTACCAATTACAAAATGCCCTTGATGCTTTTGAAGAGATAGAGGACGAAGCTAGCTATTGATCGTCCCACCGAAGAGGAATTTTAGTAACGGGAGAGCGTTTAATCATTCGCTCCGTTCTGCGTGAGCCTCTGTGCAAACAGGTCGTTCAGCGGCACAGAATGGTTTCGAATCAAGTCCGTCACCTGTCCGTGCAAGGCAGCGAAGATCGCCTTGTCGGTAGAAATAAACGTAGACTCGTGGCGGTTGCCTCGGGTCAAGTTCTGCGAGGTGACTACCGAAATGGTGTCACCCGCTTCACTCTCCACCAGCAAGATCTTCGAGTGGTTATCCGCGAGATAGGTACGTTTCATCACTTGGCAGATGAACGACCAGAGTTTCAATGTCTTGTTCGTAGCCTTGTGATCTAACACCAGGTTAAACTCCAACACCTTGCCTCCCTTTTCGATAAAGAAGAGTCTACGCAAGAACTCTTCCGAGATAGAAAACGAAGTTTGCCATACCTTCGACTTCCCCACCTGTTGCAATATCCACTCCAAGACATCTGCCACCTGTAACGCATTGGTGAGATACGCCTGGTTGGGCGTATCTGCCAATGGCTTTAAGTAGTCGGAGATAGATGCCGAGCGTTTCATGCCTTCTTGCTTTTCTTCGCCTTAGGTTTCGCTTCTGCCTCTTCTGCACTTTCTGCCGTTTCTGCCTTTGTCACGAAATGGTCATAAATGTTCCAATTGTCGTGCAGCTTTTTATCCAATTTGATAAATTCTTTGAGGAAAGGATAACGGTCGGAGTCCGCACAAGTGGAGTCCGTTGTGCTCATCGTGCGGAGCTTCAAATGAAGTTCACGCATACGATGCACCAAATCAAGGTTCTCGACATAGAGAGCCTGGATTTCTTCGGGCAGCATGTCATGGTCAGCTCGCTTACCAGCTTTGAAATTCTTTGCCTCATTGTCATCACTCTTGAACTCGGTATGCTCTTTTACTATCTCCTCGACAGCGTGCTGCATCTCCTTGACCTGTTCATGCGTCAATTCCGCCAAGCGGAACTCCAAGTATTGCTGGAGTTTGCCTTCAATGAAGTTAGCCTTGCCCTCAGGGTTCACACTGAGGTTGCGATACATGATTTTGTTGCCTGTCAGTTGCAGGAGCATCAAAGCGCCCTCGTCCCAATCGCGATCCTCGCGAGGCAGGGAGAGCCATGTTTGTAGTTTATTGGTAAATTCTTTGTCCATAAGAGGTGTAGTTTTAAGTTTGGAGGTTATGAGGTTATAAAGTCAGCATCACAACTTAACTTTGTTGAATTGTGGCTGCGCTCGGCAAAGTTCAAACAAGTTTGGCTTTGCTCTCACTTGCTCACAATTTATTGTTGATGCCCGTGAAGAACACACAATTCTTGTGATGTTCAAGCAAGAGGTTTTTCATTGCTTTGAGCGTGGAACCAGTTGTCACAAAATCATCGAACACGATGCAGTTCTGCTCACGTGGCAACACGTTGAGCGAGAACACTGCCCCAATACGCTTTTTGCTATGGCAATGTGCCACATCTTCGTAAAAGGGAATGGATAGCAAGACTGCTATCTTTTCACTTATACGTGTGGCAAAGTTCTTGACCAAGTGCCTGCGCTTGGGCGTGGTGACAATACACCAATTGCCATGCTTTAGTTCATTTCCTAAAATGTCGGCAATCAGCGGAGCCACATTCTCCGCAAAGAAGTCCACCATACTGTCATCGCCCTTGATGTCCGTCAAGGTGCGCCCATAGAGTGACTTCTGCCAAAGTGAGATAAAGAACACATCAGCCCTTCGCGTGATGCGGACCTTGCGGGAGAAGTCGCAACGCGCTTCGACCGACTTGTCCCAAGCATGACGTTTTTGCTCGGCAAAAATATTTTTGGACGTGGCTACGCCCTTGCTTTCCAAAGCAAGCGGGCACGAAAGGTCTGGGACGTTGATCTCTTCTAAGATTTCCCCCAAATCAATCATATTAAGTTTTGGGCTTTAAGGTTATGAGGTTATAAGATTACCTTTTGTTCCCAAGAACAAACTTTATAACCTTATAACCTCAAAACTACAAACTGACTAAGCAGCTTCGATGTCACCTTCTTCCGTTGTGATAGTACCCTCGTAGAAAGGCGCAGGACATTCGTCCGTGGCTTCTACCACGATGGTGGTGCTTGTGGTACCAGTGGCACCCTGACCAAGGTCCTGTGCCACCGTGGTCTTGGTAGTCCAGGCTTCAGATCCCACTACACGGTATTTGCCCTTCATGTCCTCCACCAAGAACACATTGTCATTGTTGTTGAGATAAGCAGAAGCGGCACTCGCCTCTGCGCCCACGCCAGGGTGAACAGCAGTCAGCTTGTTCAACTGCGTTTGACTGGGTAACTCGCCCTGTGCCTCAGAGGTGAGTTGCGACTTTTCGGGCAGAATGTCGATATACTTCCATTTGGCATCAGCCTTTAGGGTAAAACTGCCCGTGTACGTAGCAGCAGTTACCCGTCCATTCTCGTCACGTGGAAGTGTGGGCCATTGGGCAATGTCGCCCTTGGAAGTATAATAGATACGGCGACGAACGCCGGGAAGCTCAGGCGTGCCTTGGCACCAGCCGAGCGACTTTTGAAGTGATGTGCAAGTCTTTGCCATGAAGGGTAAGTTTAATGAGTTTAATAAGTTTAATAAGTTTAATGAGTTTATGCGTTTCCGCTGAAGTGGTTATATAGGCAAGCGAAGAAAGTCAAAGACTTTTATCTTCGCTTGTCATTCGCTTGCCATTCTCCACTAATTTTCTGTTACTCGTCAGCCAATTCGATGACCTTCAAGCGTCGCTTGTCAATGCTCTCGAACTGCACGCCAAAGAACATGGTGGCAATGTAAGAAAGCACAAACGGCTCAAAGCGTTCCACATCGACACTTTCGATGTCGCCCATCTGGTCATAGCCATAAAGCATGTTGATTTTGGGTGACACGTGCATGAACTTCGAGTCCGACTTGTTCCACAACGGGCAGAAAGTAAGTTTGCCGTTAGAACCCTCCACCGTGGGTTGGTTGTACTTCGTGTTGTACGGAATAGCCGAGTGCGTGAGAAGATACGCCTCGTTGTACATATCTACGAACTCCTGCGAGCAATACAGGAAAAGTTCTTGTGAGCGCAAACGCGAATCGAGCGAAAAGAGAATCTTTTTTGCCACATCAACCGCGTTGGCTTCCGTAATCGCCTTGTCCAGTTTCAGATAATTGCCATGTTCCGCAGCAATCGTCCCCGCAGTGACTTCCTTTTGAGTGATGGTGTCAAAACCATCGAAGAGGTCCATTGTGGTATCACCGTCCGCATTGCGAGTACCTTTCCAAATCGCCATGTTCAGGTTTTCAGAGAGCGACTTGGCAATCAGTCCTAACACCTCGCGAGCTGTGGGAGTAGACTTCTGTCCGTCTCCCTTGGTGGCACCTGTGCCAAGCAAGGTTGAGATGGCAGAGTTAGGTTCAAAGTTAGCCACTACCGAACCGAAGAACGTTTCCAAGGTGCGGTAGTCCAACTTCAAGTTGGCATCTGTCTTGCGAGAGGGCTTGTAAGGAGCGAACTGCGCCCCAGCGGTGAGCGTACCTACACTTTCCTTGTAGCGAATGCCTGGGCGACTTGTCATGAATTTGAGCGTTTCCTCGCAGCCGATTATCGGCAAGCGCAGGAAGTCGGAGCGGTACTTGCGTGCCGCGTCCTTATATTCTTGTAGGGTGAAAGAGAATTTTCCAGCCATGGGAATGAGTTTTAAGTTTTGGGGTTATGAGGTTATAATGTTAGTTTGGAGTTTTAAGGTTATGAGGTTATAAGATTATAAGATTACTAGGGTAAACTGTCATAGAGTTTTCGTGCCGTTTCGCCAGCATTGATGAACTGTTCGTAAGCTGTGGGTTCGTGGTCCTCATGCTTCTTGTCATCTACAATGGCGGTGGTTGATGCAGCAGGGAGGTTGGCCACTTTCGCTTCGAGCGTCTTGTTTGCTTCATCGAGCGACTTGTTCGTCTCGGTGAGCTTTTTGTTCTCGTCCTCTGCATTCTTTACCTTGATAGATAGCTCCGCTATCATATCGTGGTTGGCTTGCAAGGAGCATTCGATGTTATCCATCTGTTCCTCGGTGAGCGTCACCTTTCCTTCTTCTACGGAAAAGTGCTCGCAAGCAAGAAATTTGCAAATGTTTTTATAGACTTTGTTCATAGGTTTCGGGGTATGTTGATTGTTTACTTGTGTTGGTTTGAAAACGGCAGCAAGCGCTTGCGCCATCTTTTGAAAGAACGTCTCTTCCGATTTGCTCTTAGGGACGTTCGGTAGCGGAATGCCATTCGCCTGAAAGTCGGCAGCAAGAGAAGCTGTGAGTACAGGAGCCGTTTCGTCCTCGAACTCTGTCAGTTCATCTACAAAGCCCCAATCCAGTGCCTCTTGCGCGGTGAGCCAGCCGCCCACCTTCATGAGGTCAAGCAAATCCTTTGGCTCTTTCTTGCAGCGTGTGGCATACATCGTAGCCACATTTGCGTCCATCTTTTCCAAATCCGTCTTGGCTTTGCCGAGACTTTCAATGAGCTGGCTCATGCCCGTGGCATTGAGATTGCCATACTCAAAAAATGGAAGCGCACATTGATGCACAAGATACATGGCAGACTTGTCCATGGTGATGTGCTTGGCACCCATCGAAGCGATGGTGGCAGCACTCGCGTTCATGCCCACAAAGTGTGCATGGACATTGCCATGCCGCTTGAAAGCAGAAGAGATACTTAATGCCGTGTTGAGCTGTCCGCCTGGACTGTCAATCAGCACCGCCACCTCCTTGTCGGGGTTCTTGCCCAAAATATAGTCCACGTAGTCAGCATCAAAGTCCCAGCTGCCCACATAGCCCTTCAAATGAAGTTGGTATTTGTTTTTTGCCATAATCGCGTGTGATTTATAAGGCAAAGATATATGCACATATAAAAAGCAAAAAAGACAGGTGGAACCTCACGGCTGCACCTGCCCATCGTTCAAAAGTATAAATTTATGAAAATGTTGCGTCAGAGAAATTTTTGTTTCGCGCTCGCGCGAGACCATTTTCGTTGTAACATTTGTAGCATCTGTAACTTTTTCTCAACTACTTGATTTTCAAGCGTTCTGAAAACGCTAAAAAGTTACTCGCTGTTACAAACACCCCCAAAAAGTTACAAAATCAAGGGATTTTAGCTCGGAATCGGTATCAAAGCCACCCGATTTGAGTAGGAAATCGTGAATTTTGCGGTGTTGGCGTCACCATCGGGCAACCCTGTGGTTTGTTCCTTTTTAACAAAAGGGAAAGGCGCCTCCCTTGTTCCGATGAGATATTGCTCCCCATTCACGCTTGTCACCACAAAGCAAAGATTGCCCGATGGCAAGTTTTCGGGAGAATAGAAAGTCAGCGTAGCCGTTTCGAGTGTGCTGTTATTGTCAAACTCCGTTTCCGTTTCACAAAGCGCAGTGCGCTTGTTGAACGGAATAAAAGAAAGCCGAGCAAAGATGCCCACTGGCACCTTCGCTATCGCCTGCAAGGTGATGTGCGGTGTGAGAGCTTCAGCCGATACGTATGCAATATGGCTGATACCCGGCAATCTGTTCATGTCTAACTTCGGTATTAACAATTATGTTCTACAAACTCTTGGCTTTCTGCTTGTGACTTTTCAGCTTGCTGTTGTCGGGTTCTTTTTCTACTCTCGTTTGAAAGGTAGTTCTTGCGAAGTCGCTGATAAGCCTTCGCAATGCTGTCCCAACAAGTGCCGTCCTCCTTGATGCCCCGTTGCTCCATATACAAATAGATCAGTTCCTTTTGTTGCTGACCAATATGCCCAAAATCATGCAGGAAGTTCCAGCAATCCACGGCAAAAGCATTCTTGATGTTATCAAGCAATGCCTTTTTGCCCGTGGGAGAGATATAGTTGTAGGTACGTGGGTCGCGTGCCTTGGAGTAAGGAATGCAAATAGCCACCTCGTCCTCCTTTTGAAGCGGAGGAAAGAAGTCGTCTGGCTGGCGGCTTTGTGCCAACTTTATCAACTTAGACTCTATGCTACCTTGCCTGAGCACCACTGGCTCGGAACCGCTGTGACGGTGAACGAACCATTGGCGCAAATACGATGGCATTTTTATGTAGACAAGATAGTCACTCATGGAGTACAGTTATGGTGTTTGAAATGCTGCAAATATACACCTTTTAAGTTGTACTGAAGATGATGTATATCAAGTATTTCTATGTATGTATTAAGTAATTAAACTTATTTAGTTGGTTGGTTAATGGTTCCCCGTGAGACAACCTCAAAGAGTTTCAAAAGAGGGTTTCAAAAGGAACGGGGCTTTCACCCCGCTCCCGTGTTTTTAGTAATTGTTGAAGACATGACCATCGCAGAAGGTGTAGTCCGTCATGAACAAATCCCTTGCATAGCGTTCGTAATCGAAGTAGAAGGAGAGATTACCCATCATGCTATCCAAATCGTAGCACTCACTGATGATATAATCGGCAAAAGCTTCCTCCGAATCAAATTTTCCCACGTAGTGATCCTTGGCGTGGACGAAAGAATCATCACCTGTACATTCGTAGTAAGCATCGTAAACCTCGCGCTCATCTTCAGACAACTGACAGTATTCTATAATCTTGTCGAATGTATCTTCCCCTGGGCAGCTCTCGCAATACCATGCTTCGGGGAAGCCTTGATAATCTTGAAACATGAACTCGGGATCCTCTTCGTCATCGTGCAGCAGGGCACATATTTCAAGGAACTCCTCGTAGCTGTCGAATGCTTCCAGATCCAGCCAAGCTCCGTCCAATGAGCCATTGTTGTACTTCTTGTACGTGCCGCAATAAACAGCGGGCTGATCCCATAGGTGTTCAACGAGGTAAGGCTGCAATCTTTCTTCGCGCTCTGTTGAGCCTAACTTCAATGTCTGAAGAGCTGATGTGGTGTTGTTAGTGTCCATTTCTTGATAGAATTTGAATGTGAAACTTTAAGTGATGTCCTCCGGGTGAGGACTTTTTACGATGCGAAAAGAATGCGAGAGGAAGTGAACACAGGAGCAAGTAATGGCAAAGAAAAAATCTGAAATACCTCCTTTTTGTGAGGCACGAAGAAAAAGAAGGAAAGTTGTCGGATTTTTTGTGCAGCCATAGCAACGCGGTACTTGTCCGTTCACGCTCGCATTACCTTTGCATCAGGAAAAATCTCTCCGCCCGTAGGCCGTCACGGGTAAACATTCAAATCAAGAAATGGACACAACACCACAGAAGCCCAAACATTAAAGTTAGGCTCGGCAGAGCGCTCCATGAATGCAGCCATACCTCGTTGAATGCCTGTGGGTTCAGCCTCCATAAAAGGCACGAACAAGAAGTTCAACCTTGACATGGGAGATTGGCGATAAGGATATGTACGTTTTCGACAGTTGCGAGGAGTTCATAAAACCGCCCTGCTGCATGATGACGAAGAGGTTCCCGCCACCGCTTTTTAAGATGAAAAGGCTTCCCCGAAGCATGGTATTGAGAGAAATGTTACAAGAAATTACATTCGATTACAAGAAAAGAATACTGTTAGATGTCTGAAAATGAGAGTGTTACAAATGTTACAAATGTTACAACGATTTTTCGCCCTCGCCACGCATAAAGGAAAATTTGAGACGGAGGAGGATTTTGCCGATACCATTGTTCCGTGCTACGATTGGATAGCATGACGGGCATTCTCTCCTTCGATAACGCACGCTGTGCATGGGATTAGGACGGGCTGCACCTTTTGCAATGGTCATGTACCTCTAAAACACAAAAAAACACGGAAGCGGGGTGAAAGCTCCGTGCCTTTTGTAATTAACGAAAAGTTCCGCTGATTATTCCTCGCCCTCTTCCGAGCATAAGCGAACAAAAAAAGCATGGTACAATCACCTATTTCAGATGAGCGTACCATGCTTTTTATTCCTTCAGACAATCTTATTTTTTGTCCAAAAGTCCATCAAATGTTTTGATCAGCGCAAATGGGTCTGCATAGAAAGACTTTGAGTCAAGTTCCTTGATAACGGGTTTCATTACAGGGAAATCCTTGAAGAC